TTGGAAGATCCAAATGGTGTATTTACAACGTGTGATTTTCCGTTTCCTGGTTTTGTACCTCTTGACTATACACCTGAAAATCTTGTCATTACAGAAGAACCGCTTGTCGATAATGAGCCACCACCCTTACCAAAAGCAGAGCAGCCAAAGATTCCTGACTTACCTGAACCACCCCCACCAGATTTTCCTCCCTGTCCTGGAAAAAATGACCAAAGAGTAGGAGACTTTCGTAACGAAAAGAAACTGGAACGTGTCATTGGACATGAAAGAGGGCAAGATGGGTCTGAATGTATAACTCTCTATGAAGCAGTTGAGTGGAAAGATCAGTACATACCTTCTGCCCCTCAGTTTGTTGGGGTATTTAGTTTGGCTTTGGTTGGTGCATCTGCTCCCCTTGTTTTACAACTTGTACGACCAATAGTTAAACAAGTCGTTACCAAATTAACGAAAAAGAAGGTAAAATAATAATCCGTAGATGAGTTTAATACCCGTGACTTGTCTACTGTAATTTGTGAGTATGTGGGATAACTTGATTCGGTGGAATACTAACTTCAATATCTTGACAGGTCAAAGCACTTGGTGTGCCCTCTTTAAATTTAGCTCCTAACTTTGCTTGTTTTGCACACATCTCTAAACGATATAAACTGATCTCCATTTTGGTTTTCTTAATTAGTAGTCTTTGAGCTTCAATATTTACTTGGGTCGCTTCATGACAAAGGGTTGGTGATTTACCTAATGGAATATTGAACTGAGCAGATATTCCATAATTTAAATTAAAATTATCTTTTTCAAATCTTGGTATTTCAGAGTAGTACTTTATCTCTCCAGTATCTTCGTCATAGATTGGTGTCCTCGTAATGTATTTTTTGGGTCGTGCGAAAGACCAACTATCTGTTAGATATGGTGTAATTGTAAGGCTAGGAGAAGCACAAACTATGCCTTGACTCATTCTGTAAGATGGCATAGCAGATGGTGTAATCATGGTGGCATTATTATTAACTACCCCTTGTGCATTGCTTGAAGGTGACGCAACTGTAGTGTTGGCCAAAACCCTTGCAGGGCAAAGGATTATAGCTATTGTCCAAACGTAGTTGAAGTTTCTGTGGTTGTGCTTGTAGTTATTTGACGAGTTATGGTTGTTGTCGTATCTAGCCCTGGGGTAATTAGCGTTTCTTGTAGAGAGAA